CAATTATCGCGTTCACTATGGCGAAACACTTGCAAGAGAAATTCGAAAACATCTGGGGATCCAAGCGGTAGCCCAACCAAGAAATGGGCTTTTCACTTAATTCTCAAAACCGTTACTATACTTCGTTTCCATAAAATGGTTGTGTTTTAAGCTGGAAAGCAGACGACCCCCCTCCCCCCTACCTTTTTCTGCACAAGGTCTTGCGGCGAGGTCCTTGATTGTGCCCGAGTGGAGTCTTTTGCAAAGCTTCTTTTTGATTTTGAATGTTGACTCACCGCTTTTTTGACTGAAGTTGATACCTATGCAGAAAGGGACCTTTCTTCGCAGTCATGAATATCCTCGGTTTCAGCACCGTGCTAAATATCTGATTCCTTCTCGCTATATCAGTAGAATCTCGCCGCCATCGAGTGGTCTTGGGTCTGGTTATTTTTGGTTCACAAACGAAGGCAAGAAAGCCTGTTGAAGAGACACATTCGTCGTCTTATATTGGACAACAGTCGCTACGATCGAGAACGTGCTGAACATGTCTCACTTGTTTCTCGAATTGAGCTATTAGATCTTGTTCAGCAGAACTCAGATCTTAGTGTCTTTCCAGATGTCATGAAAGGAGAAATATTGATAGACTCACGCGGTCGAGGTTCATTTCAGACATTGCAGAAGGGAGAAGACTGATTGACTTTGGATACAACATCACGAGAGGGTGCAATTCTTGGTCGTTTAACTGCGTGTCGCAGGGAACTGAAAAGGAAACTGGACACGCAACGCATTCGTTATGAAATAGTGAAAAAGCTGCAAGGTATCTTCAACGATGCCTATTTGCTGGCAAAAAAAGGGAAGGATACCAAAGAGGGGGAAAAGTGGGCTCGCGTCGCTGCATACGCGGCTCAGACGATCGACGGACTTTGCTCAAAGTTTGATGAAAGACAGCTCGACGAAGACCTGATTACAGTTGAGAGGCTGATGAATGAAGCAAAGGCAAAGAGCGAAGACGAAACGATTGAAAAGGGAAATGGCTGAACGCAGAAGCCTCCCAAGTCTGCCGATGGACAAGTGTGAGTTTTTTCAGAATGTTCTCAGGATCAAACCCTTTCCTTACCAAGCCGATTTTTTGAGCGATCCAGCTCCGCTCAAGGTTCTACGATGGCCCCGTAGGGCTGGAAAGACCATGATGATGTCTGGTGACGATCTTTTCTATTCAATGCACTGTCCAAATTCTAAGATTATTGTAACGATGCCGAAATTTCAGCAGATCAATGAAATCTACTTTCAAGCCTTTCACGAACACTTGGGTCGGATGAAGAGCGACTTATATGATGCCTATGTTCAATCTGAGTTGCAAACGATAATACGTTTCAACAACGGAGCGATTATTTTGGCCGAAACGCCGCAACCTTGTACTGTTCGAGGTCACGGTCCAAATAAGATCAGCATCGATGAAATGAATTTCATCCGTCAAGACGAGGATTTGTGGCTTAGCGCGCTTTTGCCGATGACGTTGACGCAGACTGTTCAGATCAACGTCGCGAGCACGCCCTGGAACAAAGACAGCGTCTATTACAAGATGTGCTATGACAAGAGTTTCAGGATTTTCAGCGGCAACATCTTCGAGCACGATCCTCCCAGGTACTTCTTAACTTGGAAAGACGTGTTGAAGCCAAACGGACCTTTAGACCCGTACCAAGTTGAAGTGATGCGGGAACAATACGCAGGAGATCCTTGGCGTTGGAAGCGTGAGATGGAAAGCAGCTTCGTCGACGACGAGACGTCATTCCTGCCTAGCAGTCTCATAATCAAATGTCAGAACGCGGAGCTTCAGTTTGCTAAGTTTGAAGACAGTCTCCAGGGCGATTTCTTTCTTGGCTGGGACCTTGGGCGCGAGCGGGATCATAATGCCGTCTCAATAATCCAGAAAGAGGCTGATGTATGCCGCTCGGTACTCTGCAACAAGTTTCCTCTTGGAACGCCTTACGTGACTGTGATGGCTTACATCAAGTCTCTATGTGACCGTTGGAAAATGGTGAGAGCTGTCTATTACGATCACACGGGCACGAAGGGTATGGATGAAGAGATAAACAAGGCTGGCTTCCCTGGTATCTTCGGCGTCGATTTTACGCCTCCGACGAAGCATGGCATGGCTATGACGTTGAAAGAGTTAATGATGTCAAGCCGGGCATCTGACAAGAATTTGCCTCTTCAAGATGGGCGGCGCCGGTTTGAGTTGCCGTTTGACCAGGATTTCCAGGCAGAGCTTAACGTCGTCCAATGGGAGCAGCGTCCTGGCAGCGAATTATACAGTTTCAGTCACCCGGAAGGTTCGCATGATGACCGGTTCTGGGCTACGTGCCTGGCCGTCTATGCAGCTTCAAAGATGATTGTCCGAAGAGGGTCCGTGGATTTCGGCACTGTCGGCGAAAAGTAATGTTTGGTCGAAAAAAGAAGACTGAGCCTCAAATTCGTACGGGGCGCGTCGATATTGAAGGGAAAGGTAGCGGTGCGTACCTGGTGGCCAGCACTGAGACGGGAGCCACGGTTGCTCAGTCAAGGATTCGAGGAAGGCTTCAAGAAGCCAAGTTGATTGAGGCGACCGTGAATCCGGCTACCGCTGTGAAAGTTCCTGTTGGCGCCGTAAGCGGTTATGAGTACCCGGAAGACTTCAACGATTTCCAAGACTACCTGGACGCGTACAATTACATTCCGTTCGTCGCTCGTGCTATCGACATCAAACAGTTTATGACTTGGCAGATGGGCTACGACCTAGAATCTGAAGACGAAGCCAGCAAGAAAGCGATCACTCAGTTTTTGACGAAGATCCAGGCGGACACTGTTATTCGAGACGGCAACCTTTTCGCTCTTCTCTTCGGGAATATGTACTGGAACATTCAGAAAGACGAGAAAGAGTATTTGCGCCCGCTAAACCCGATGGGTATGGGTTTGAAGCTTGACTCGAAATCTGTTATCACTGAGTACCGTTATGAAGTCAAGATGGGGAAAATCGAGCGGTTCAAGCCTGATGAGATTCTTCATTTAAAGATTCATGCCGAGCCCTGGAACAAGTTTGGCGTCAGCACTCTTCGAAGAGTCCTTCCGACTGTGAAAGCTCTCCTCTTCATGGAGGAAAAGCTCCCATGGATTGCCCGACGTCGTGCAGACCCGTTGTTACTTCTGAATATTGGAACGAAAGACGCGCAAGTCGATGATGAAAGTTACAAACGGATCAAGAATGACATAGTGAATCGGAAGCCGGGCGAGGACATTTTCAATCAGAACCAGATCATTGAGTCTGTCCAAGAGATTTATCAGAGTGCGAGTGTCGGAGGCCGCCAGACTGTTGAGCCGATTATCGCTCATTTCGTAAGGAATCTTGTCGCAGGCCTCGGCGTTCCTGAGCCAGCTTTGGGGTTTGGTGGGACGACGACGATGGCGACGGCTGACTACCAGGAGAGGATCCTGCAGAGCGAGATCCGGGATTATCAACGCGGTCTGAAGCGTCTTCATGAGTCTGTGATTTTCCCTCTGGAGAAGACCTCGAAGCCGGTGAAACTTGTCTGGAGACCTTTGACTGAGGAGGATAAGGCGACTTTGAGCAAGATGTTGCAGGGCGAGGTTGAGCATGCGATGGTTTCGCCAGCGTTTGCGAGCAAGCGGCTGGGATATCCGGATGATGCTCGGAAGGGCGTTGTGATTGACAGTAGGCTCGTTCCAACAACGATAGCGAATGACGCTGCTGCAGAACGTAAGAAGAGGATTGAAGTTTATGGGAAACTCGCGGCAAGTCTTGATGAAGAGGCTGCTCGTTCTCGAAAGCCTGCGTGAGTTAACCTACACGTTCATGTATGTTGCGATCACTGACGATGCGACGTGCCAGGCTTGTTTGAAAAATGATCTCCGGATTATGACCGGTGAGGAAGCTGAGCGCGCCTTTCCGAACCTGTTGAAGGGTCCGAATGATTTTGCCTGGTATCCGAACGTGCACCCGCATTGTCGTTGTATCTTGATCTTGCTCGAGGCAGGATTCTAATGCCGAAACACCCAGACTTTCAGAAAATCTATAACGCTTTCATGTGGCGGTACTGTCCAGACCACAACGAATGCGACACCGGGAAAGGCTACTATTACGGCTGGCTGAAGAATATGGGCTTGGACGACACTAAGCCGTATCAGAGGCCGCAGGAGAAATTCAGTTGGATCGAGCCGTACTTCAAGTATCTGAAAGAAGACGAGTTTGCGAAGTATTTCAAGGTCGAGGCGCTTTTCCCGCTTACCAGCATGAATGATAACATATACACGGCTGACGAGTTACTGAGGGGAACTAGGACCCTCATTGGCAAGACGCCTAACTGGAACCATACGCCGGAGATGGCTCCAGAAGTACAAGTTTATGATGCGGACTACGAAGGCGACTGCGCAGAGTGTCTGTTAAGGGTCCTCAAAGGATCAAAGGCTCTCCGGGAGATCGAGTGCGGTAACGTTGTGCACGTAAGCGTTGAGATTGATTGTCTTCGCGGGTCTGAGTGGACGCCGGAAGGCTCGACGTGTAGAGGGCTCGTCTTCACAGGCCTTGCCCTTCTAACAAAAGACGTCCTGCCAGGTGTGCCCTTGACCCGTATTATGCCAGTTGAGAAACTGGTTGAATCCTTCACAGTCACAGATGTGACCAAGATGAATGAACAAAACAATTCTAATCCGCCTCCACAAACCGACCCGCCTCCACAGACTCCGCCTCCTCCAGGAACGAGTCCTCCAGAGCCTTCTGGACAGCAAGAAGCTGAATGGACCGCAGCGTACATCAATGACCTTCCAGATTCAAGTTTCGCCGTGATCGAACCCGCTTACCCGGAAAAGACCCAGGATAAACAGTGTCGGCATCTACCGTACAAGGACAAGGATGGAACAGTGGACCTCGACCACTTGCGGAATGCCCTCGCGAGAATGAACCAGATTGAACCGGTGACAGATAGCATCAGCGCACCAGAACTCCGGGCGAAGGCTCAACACGTCTTGATTGCCGCTGCCAAAGCCGCCGGTGTCGGAGACTATGAACTCTATCCATACCTGAAGATTCAGGATCTTCAAGCGGAGATGCATGCGTTGCAGCAAGTTGTCTTTCAAGGTTTTGAAGACTTGAAGAAGCCGAAGGATCCTCCGAAGGAAGAACCGAAGAAGGAGCAGCCGTGCAAGTGTGTCCTAACGAAAGAAGGGTTCTGGGCTCGTTTTCACCAGTTGCGGCAGGAAGGCGCCAGCAAGAGCGAGGCTTTCAGGCTTGTGAGCCTGGAAGTTATTGAAGCTGCAAGTAAGAAAGCATAGTCCTAGGTTTTCAGTGTCTAGTTTGCGGTGGGTTGACCCTCCGACTCCTAAGGGTGAGCTCGAGGGCGAAATGTGGGTCATGAACGGTTTGGAGGAATAGAATGGAAGACAAGCAGATTCAAGAAGCTTTCAAGACGATAGACGACAGAATCGGCAAGGTTCTCGATACACTCGTTTCCAAAGAAGACTTATCGCCGTATTTCCATTTGACGGCACGCGAAATCTTTGCTGCGCAGAGGAAGCGAAGTCTCGTTGAGAAACTGAGAGGTTTCAATGATAGCGACGCTGCGAAGATGACAGTGAAAGAGTTGCTCTCAACCACGGGCAACATCGCGCTCCCAACGACCGTGCAGGCCAGGGCTCTCCTGGAACTCAACAACTGGTCAGATCTTCGAGAGATCTGCATGACTGTTGATGTTCCGAAGGGCGGGGGAAAAACCATTGATACTCAGGTCCTAACGCAGCCGGCTTACTCAGATTGGACAGAAGGCTCAGCTCTCGCCGCCGCTGACCCAACAGTTGCGAAAAGAACCGTGACACTTGCCTCGTTCGGCAAGGTAACTCAGATTTCTGATTTGCTCGCAAACACGTCTGCCCTGAATTTTGTCGAGCAACTCGGCAGGATCCACGGCGGATGCGTTCGCCAGGGCATTTTCACGAAAGTCGCTGTGGCCTTGTCTGCCGGTGCCGGTAACACGATCAGCGCAGGCGCAACTTCAGTACTCACATTCACCGACGTCCGAAACGCGATCAAGCTCAATGCTGCAGACGGTTTCATCGCAGACTTCATCGTAACATCGCCAAGCAACATGTGGACAGCTTTCAGCACGAGCGACGCGATGACACAGTATTACGGCAGCCTCAACGACCTGATGAAGAGCGGTCTAGGAATGAAAGCCCATGCCTTAGGCCTTGACTGGTACGCAGACCCGTACTTTGACACCGTGTTCCCAGCAGCTAACAAGAAACTCGCTTACGTCGGTCTCAAAGGCCAAAGCTCGATTTGGGCAGCTCTCCAAAATGAGCCGACAGTTGAAGTCTACCGTGTCCCAACGGAGCTAGGAAGCTACATCATAACTCACATGGACGGCGGCGCTCAATACGGCAGCGCAAACAGCATCTGCACAATCACGTATCAAAGCTAGTCTACAGATACTTTTCGCTAGTCTCTTCCCCCCTTTTCCTTGGGAAATTTCATGTTTCCTCGTTCATAATGACTAATTGTTCATCCGGGACGCATGGACTCTGGCTTGACATGCAGGACATTTCGAAGCCTCTCCTAAAACTGAGTCCCGTCGAAATCCGAGCCCTTGCGTACAATATAACGCCGTTCTACAAGTTGAATGACCATATTTTGTATGGGTTCGACCAGAGCGGGAACACGTTTGCAGTTTACAGTCTCCCGGAACCGACCGATAGAAAACGGTCCTGGTGGGCGCGTTTACTCGGTGCGCCTGAGTGTGTCAATCTTTG